TCAGAATAATATCCTTGAGCAGCAGGTGCTGACATAGTAATATCACTATATATATACGATGCTGTAGCAAGGTCTGTAGAATCTAAATAATAAGTTGAAGCAGGCATAATTTTTATTTTTAAAGTGGTAAGCAATCACATTCAACAAATTCCATATCTAAGTTTGCAGCATTACCTCCACTATAATCTAAAAGTGTTCCTTCACCAACGCAAATTAATGCTACACCTCCGGCAAGAATACTAACTGTTCCTTCTCCAAAACAAGTGGCAGGAGGGGCGGCAATTATATTTATGATGCTAGCAGAATTATTTGTTGCAAGAATAGTGTAACACTCTGTTGCACAGCACTGACATTCATTTAATTGAGTAACAAGAGTTGTCCCTGAATCAACTATTTCTGAAAGACAAATAAATAATCCTGAACTACTTTTAATACTAATTTCCATTAAATTTCCACCACAATCTATGTAAGAAATATCTTGGTCTATTGCTGAATAAAAATAATAAGTAGAACAACAAATTCCTTCGCATCCACATTCTTGAAATTGAAAGTCTAATGATTCAACATCTGCAATTCCTTGAGGTATAGTAAAGTACCCTGCATCAAAATAATCATTTACACAAAGACTTGTTGTACTCATAGGATTAAATATAGTAGATGAAGGAATAGTTGCCCCGCAATTTACTAAACCTAAAAACTCAATAGTAGCAGCAGAAGTGCTTACAACTTCAAAATTTACACATTGATTGCTACAACAATAACATCCTAAATACATATAAGTAAAAGTTGGCTCTCTAAATTCTGCAGGGAAATCTCTAGCGCATATAAATAGCGCTCCATAAGCAGGAAAATCATATCCATAAGTTCCTTCATCTCCAATTATAGCATTATTTCCATTGCAATCAACATATCCAATTGAACTCCATATTCGAGGATTATTATTTACAACAAGCCAAGACCCACAATTACAAGGTGGAGGAGTATAACAATCTGCACAAGCAGTTATGCAATCTTCTGCATCAAAACATAACTCTACAGCCGTACTTTGTCTTAAATCCCAAATTAAATATAAGAAATTCTGTAAGGCAGGAGTGGTGAAAGTTCCTTTCCATTGAGTTACACTTGGTTGTGTAAGTGGGGTTATATCTGTAGCAACAGATAAAAGTGTTGTAATATCTATTTGATTGTTTGGATAAAATGTATTGCTTGTGTGATATAAAAATTTATTAGGAGGAACTAGAACATCAAAATCATCAGTGCCTATTTTATTTGTATATAGATTTGTATCTACTCCGGGATATGGGAAACTTCCTTGGCCCCAAAAACCTGCATCAATATTATAATATGACACAAGAGGATTGGAACTTGGTAAAGCAAAAGTAACTTGATTGCTTTGTAATGGTGATGAATATGGTATTAAAGGGTCAAAATAATTATATTGATTATGTATAAACATACCCGCATTTGAACCATCAGTAATTACTACTTGAACTAAAAATATTTCAGTACATTCTTGACATTGATTATCAACATTAAAAGTAACAATTGCGTTTGGCGCAATAGTAATGACAATTTGCAATTCAAGTACAAGAGGATTATTTACACTATAAGGAACACTTATTGTTCCAACTCCATTAATACTATTTGATGTTGTAGTTCCATCATAAGTAACATCTATAGAAATTAATCCTGAAGATGGGTCACCATTAGATAAATTAAATGTTGTTAATACAATATTTCCATCTGCAACACAGTTAGTTAACTTTACGCAATAACTTATTACTCTTTCAGGTTTATCTGTATTATCTATATTAAATGAATTTATTTGACCACATCCAAAACAATCTATTATATTTGGTATCTCTATATCATTACTTGTTAGTACATACTCATTCATATATGGGTCATAACCACCAAGTTTCTGTGTAGTTTGAGTATTGATAAATTCATCTCTAAACCAAGTTCTCATTCCCAATTCAGATACTACTTGTAGTTGGTCACTTTGCATTGAATCCCCTTGAATATGAATTACAGCACCTCTCTTTGTATCAGTAAAATATCTATCAGCACCCCATTGAACATAACTTTCAGGGTTATGGCTTATTCCATATTTTTCAGTTCTTGCAATTTGAGTCCCTAATACTTCAGGAACTGCAGTTAATGCTCTACCTGCTCCCGCATCTGACAACAAATTCTTTCCTGCTAACACATATGAAACCTTATCTTCTTGAAGACATAAGACATCTGTTTCTCTACCATCTAAAACATATATATATCCAAAAGAAGACTCTAAATATTTATAATTTAAAAGTCCTAAATTAAACTCATTTAATTTATTTAAGTTTGTTTCAGGGTTATATATACCACTATATGTTATATCTGAAAATCTATGCGCTTCTTTATAATCTTGAGAAGAGACAGATGTTACTCTTTCTCCAAGATTAAATTCTCTTCCTACTATTGAATCTCTAACCTTATAACTTTCAACTCCATTGCCAAAAGAAAAACAATTAAAGAAACCTGTGTCTATAACTGCATCTTGCCCTAAAGCAAAGTCTTGGTTAGCTACATTTCCATTGTGTTCACCAATAGGCGTTATTGTAAAAGATAAATTGTTTTCAAAAAACACATCGGGCAAAGCATCTATTGGAAGTGTTTCAAATATAAACTCAGGACTTATTGTAGTTCTTTGTAATGAAAAATATAGCTTTGCTATTGACTTATAACTAACAGGATAACAATCTTCAGTACCCGACATATGGAAAGTTAACATATTAGTAACAGGGTCACGATTTATATATAGTTTCATAACATCGCTAGATATACTACTTGTAACAAAAGTATTCATTGCAGCAGTACTTAAGGCAGATACTCCATTAAATGTTATAGACATATTTGCTTCTTGTAAAGCATTAAAAGTAGACATAATAGCCGTTTGATTTGCTAAAAACCAACTTTCCAAACTAGCATAAGATTGATTTGCAGTAAAATAAGAATAAGCGTTAGCTCCATTTACTTCTCTTGGTCCACAACCACCTATTGGTTTTCTATAAGTATATAACATAATTCCTATTGTAGACCCAACAGGGACATCAAGGTCCGTGTATGTTAATGCAGGAGGCACAGGAAAAGCAGGGTCTGACCAAATCACTCTTGTAGTAGCCAATGAAGTTAAATCAGAAGTTCCAATAGAATATACATCATAAATTGGAACAGGACTAACCTGTGATGCAAAATTACCTGCTTCTAAACGCATATACACTCCTTCAATAATAAATGTAGCATCTTTTTGTTTTGCTATTTTTTCTAAAACAGTTGTATATATACAATCTTCTGTTGGTCCACTTGAATCTTTTTTTACAATAAGTCTGTCGCCAACCTCAACTTTTTGCATGTTTTCACCCTCAAGTAAAAACCAAAATAAACTATCTACATCTTGAACTACAAGAGTTGAGTATATTGTTTGATATCCTTCTTGGTCAGGTTTTATTACAAACTTATATCTTGTGGCCCAATATGGAGCGACTTGTGATACAGGTATAGTAACCTCTATTGAGTTTTTATTTGCAGATGATGAGCAAGGAGTGTAAACCGCATTTAAAGGGCTTACAAGAGCTGTTGATGAACGTAAAAAATCATCCATATAAACAATTCCTATCTCATATCCCCTATTGCTATGTAAACTTCTTGCGTTCCCAAGTTTATTAAATGTGACGATACTATCTACTATGCTATAATATTCATACGCATAAGTCCCAAGATTATTTACATCTTCATATTGCATTGCAACTAATTGCAAATCAATATAAGTGTTTAAATTAGATGCTATTATTGCTATAGGTTCGTCTATAGCAGTAATTCCTGAAGCTCTTTTTTGCCATCCACTAGCTTGATTCGCAGGTATAGCACAATTAAAATAATCTGTAAGTGTACTTCCATCACAAGAAGTAGGGGTTGCAGGAATAGGGTCATATACAGGAAGTATATTTATAAGTGTTCCTACCCATTCTTGAAATTCAGTACTTTGAGACAAAGCATATGGACTTAAATAATTTTGAGCAAGAGTAAATGTCAATGAAATATTTGTATTTCCTGTTTGTGTTGTAGGTGTGCCTCCTGTATAACTATCGTGTGTAAATTCTAATTGGACTTGTATTGTAGCCCCAACTATTAAAGTTGTATTATAATTTGGACCAAAAGAAGCAAAATCTATTCTTAAAATAGAATTAGGTACACTCCAACTTGGATTTGTTATATCTATATCATAAACAGAAGTTTGAGCACTTGAGTCTAAAGCCTCTGATGCTATATCTTCTTGTATTAACTTTGCTTCATAGGTAAGTTGTAATGGTTGTCCATTAAGTGATACCAAATCATATCCTTCAACATAGTTTCCATACATAATTCTATTACCCATAAGCGTTTGAGCCTGAGCAAATCTTGGGACATTATCATATAATCTTAATAACTCTGCTTCAGGTAAAACAGTAAAAATTTTACTATTGTCAAATGTTAAAGTTTTATATGTATCATTTGCAATACCTAAGTCTGCTTTATTTTGTTTCTCAATTATTTTTATTATATTACTTTCCGACTGCTTAAATAATAAGTCTATTCCTAAAACAAGAGAGTTTCCTGTCCAATAAGTTACTTGACAAGCATTAAATGCATTTATCATTCCCTCGTTCAAATATGCTTCAATAGTTAACTCAAACCCATTTGGTGAGAAAGCAATGTCAGACCATTGAGATGTAGCTGAGTATTCACCATCGGCATATAAATACCTATAAGCAAATGATATAAACCTCTCCTCCATAAAATTCTGTTCTCCTTGAGTATTTACTAACTGTACAGTTGGAGATTCTACAGGTGGTCTTTTAATTACAAGCAATGACTCTTCAAGAAGTAATGCTGCAGGAATACTACCCGCATCAATAAATCCTACAGGTATAGCATAACTTCTATTTATATTTATTGACCTTGGAGCATTATAGTTATCTGTAAAAAATAATAACTCTTGTATTTTATTTACTCCTGTAATTAAATATTGAGGATTAAAATTTAATGTTGTATCTACACCACCACCATTATCTATGGTAATAACATGATACGTTAAAGAAAGTGTATTTGTATTGAATGAAACAATTAAATCAAGTTTACCTGTAGCGCCTAATGGAAAACTAGGGTCATGTACAAACCAATAAATAGTTTCTATTGAACCATCCTCATATGCACCAATGCATCTAGCATCTACACTTAGTAGTGTATTTTCAAATCTTAAGGTTGTAAGCGAAATATTTCCTTTTGTGTTTTCAATAACTCCAAATTCAGAATTTTCTGTCGAACCCATTCTGATATTCATTGCATCAATATACTCCCCATTAGGAACAACTCTCTCATCGAAAGTTTTATTCATCTTACCTGCAACAAAATTTCTAGTAAACTTTGGCATATTATTTTAAGATTTTATCTAATCCCCTTAAATTCATTAAAAGTCTACCGGGATGAATATTACTTATTCTTATTTTTGCATTTCTTAATAACGCTTGCTTATCCTTTTTGGCTCTTTGAATAATATACTCTTGAACACCAAATTTAGAATTTAAAATTTCATATTTTACAAAAGCATAAACATATGCTTCAAATAGTTTATTTATAGTAATCAAAGAATTATCTCCGTTTTCCATTCCATCAGAAACATATTCAAGAATACATAATCTCTCAGACATTCCTGAGTCAAAATTAATAACTCCTGATTTTTTGTCTATTGTAAATGTAGGATTGGCATTTGCCGTTTCTGTATTTAAACCAAACCTTGCGCCAATACCATAATCAAAATACCAAACCCCATCTACATTATATCCTGCTTGTCCATTAAATTGGCTTCCTGCATTTAGATAGATTGACTTCTTTGTTCCTGTAATTCTATCAAAATCTATACTAGAATACTGAGGAGAAAGAGCATTCCCGTCTTGGTCAAATAATATATTTGAAAGGTTGTCTTGAAGGTATGCTTTTGATGAAAGTGTTTGAATGTTTTCACTTAATGGTCTTAATACACCATTTTCATATACAGATATTCTTACCCAATTAACATAGTCAGAAGGTAAGATATATCTTAATGTATTTGGAACATTTAATTCTAATATTTTTATTTCTTTAAATGCGTCATAGTTTAACTCTTGAACTGCACGTTTTGCGTGGAACAATATCTTATATCTTTCTTCGTTGTTTACTAAAGAATGATTACCTGAATACATTAAAAGAAAGTTTGTTACAATGTCAGCTAAACTAACATATTGATACGAACCCCAATTTAAGTCCTCGGGTAGATTTCCATTATTTTCATAATATTCATACTGTGATATATACGCCATGTTTTATATATTATGGTATTTGTGCATTGTTTTCCATCTCTTCTTGCTTTCCAAATTGAGCAACTAATGTTTCTCTAATTGATATACCACAATATTGAAGTATCTTAACAACTAATGAAGTTTCATTTTGGTCTCCTATTTCAAAATCTTGGTAATCAAATTGTGATTGGTCAAATACAGGTTCACCATTTGCTAAAGATGTAAATGTCCACTTAGGTACTTTAGGATACCTAAAGTAAGTTGCTTCAACTTGCAATGGTAAGTTTATAATGCTTGATGGATAAAAAGTTATTAAGTCACTTGTTTGAGTATATGCGGGATAGTTAACCGATGGTGATGTAATAGGTGACATATTTAATAATGTTATCTTTCCTGCTGTAACTTTTTCCGCTTCATTTTGAACTGAAGTATCAACAATTCTATAAGACTCAGGTACTAATGTAAATATATTTGCAGAAAGCCCTAGTATTGTGGCACTTACAGATGTTACTGTAGCTGTTGTCATTGGAGCAACTGAGGTATTAGTTACAATATCTCCAACTGAAACTCCTGCTAAAGAAAAATTAGCTGATGAATCTATTAATTGCGATGCTACAACAGATGTATTTACACCACTTGCAAGTATCTTAGAGTAGCACAATACTTTATTTATCATATACTCTTCATCTCCTGTAGTTAATAAAGATGGAAGGTAATATGTATTTGATAAAGTAGTGGTTACTGATGTATTTGTTAATGAATTTGTTACTATAAACTCTTCCATTTGTTCAGCAAAAGATTTTCCAAAATCGGCATAATCTGTTCCTGACCCCCTAGCATTTTCCTTGTTTATAATTGCATTATAATCAGAAAAATATTTCATAAATAATTCTAATTGTGCTTGTTGAGCATACAAATTAAAATCAGATGGAGAAATATATCCGTAGTTATTTTTATTTAAAATAGCAATTACAGTATTCCTTACAGAGTTTATCATACTACAAAGATAATAAAAAAAAAGGCACTCTATTAAAG